CGACACTAGTCCAACTTACTATGCATACTATAGTATCGTTAGAGACTGGAATGATAACTTTCATTATGGAGAATAAAATGCAAATTGAAGTTGGAAAAGAATATCATATCTACCCAAAGTTTAAAAAGTCTTACACTGAACGTGAAGTGTTTAAGAACAATGACAATGAAGATAGAGTAGTCATAGAAGCACTATGGAGAAGTGGTGCATATATCGTTAAGATTACTAACGAGGAAGAGAAGGAACAACTAGAAGCATATCTTTCAGAAGATGCAACTGGTGATATGGAACCATGTGAATTCGAAGAGAATGAATTCATAGAATCCTTTGACGAGTGTGGACGTGATTATTATATCCACCTTGCAGAAAGTAGTGAAGCAGACGAAGACGAAATGGAAGAACTACTTGAAGAAGAAGGACATGACTGGTTATTTGAAAACAACTATGACTCATGTGATTGTGAACACTTCTTTGGACTGCCTTTAATTGCAGACGAAGTAGACCCCGATAACAGATACAACACAAGGTTTTAATATGATTACCCGTAAAGAATTTTCAGAACAAGTAGAACGTTTAATAGTCAGAGGAAGGGGTGCAGATATCATGTCTGCAATTGTAAAAGTTTGTGAACTAAACAATGTAGAACCCGAGTCTGCAAAGAGGTTATTGTCTCAACCTCTTAAAGAGAAACTAGAAGCAGAAGCAGCTGGTCTCAATTTAATTAATAGAGGTAAGAATCCTAAAGGAACTATATCTAGTTTCTTTTCAGACTAATAGGAGTTATTATGAAAAAAGGTGATATAGTAGCAGTAGTTGCTACAAGTGGTGAGTATGTTGGTGAGTTGGTTTCTAGTAAACCAGTGACACTTGCAAACCCCAAAATGATTGTCAACACACCCGAAGGAGGAATGGGTTTCTCTAAAGGTGTTGCAGTGACAGGTGAAGTAAATCCAACTGAAATGATTTTCGGTTCATACGTCTTTATTGCTAAGTGTAATAAAGAAGTGTCGGAAGCACACTTGACTGCAGTAAGTGGTATCGAAATTCCAAAGGAAAAGAAGATAATAACTTAATGACAAGTCGTGAAGGATATGATGCATACACTCTTTATCTTGGAATAAAATTACATTTCCATTCTAAAGATTATGACTTTATCAAATATAATGGTAAAGTCAAAAGTGATATAAACTCATTTCTTAAACGGAAGGACAAATACCATTTTGGTAAATTGTTCAAAACCCACAAACAAGAATTGCAAGACTTTTACATTGCAAACTTGTCTCTGAAAGACTTATGGGCGGGAGACTTACTTGATAACGAGTGTGTCAAAGTCTATAAGGACTGGAAGAACAGAAATCAGAAACTAACGTATCTTTTTGAAACGGAAGTTGCTGATTTACTTCGTAAGAGGAATATCAATAAAGTGTTAGAAGTGAAAAACGGACAACACCCTATACTCTTAAAAGAGTTCTTAGGTAAAAAGATATCCCTCGAGACGATGTGTATTTTAGATGAAATCATTGGTTATACTAATGATTGGGAACGATTGATTTCAGAAAACTTAGTCTATCCCGATATACAGAATAAGATAAACAAATACAAGTCCTTTGTATCTGTAGACATTAAGAAGTATAAAGGGGTATTGATTGAGTTGTGTCAGTAGATTCTAAGAAACACTAAATACGAATGTCGATTAAAAACCCTCTTGTATTCTTATACGAAAGGGTGTATAATAGACATATACAATGCTAATAAAATGTTAATACAATAGGAGAATACAATGTCAACATCATTAGATAAACTAAGAGCAGCCATGGAAACGGCTTCACCTACAGAAGGTGCTAAAAAATCCTACTCAGACGACACTATGTGGAAACCCGAACTAGATAAAACTGGTAATGGTTATGCAGTGGTTCGTTTTTTACCTACTCCCGATGGAGAAGAGATGCCTTGGGTATCATACTTTGACCACGGGTTCCAAGGGCCAGGTGGTTGGTATATTGAGAAGTCTTTAACGACTCTTAATAAACAAGACCCTGTCTCTGAATACAATTCAACGTTGTGGAATACAGGTATCGAAGCAAATAAAGAGATTGCACGTAAACAAAAAAGACGTTTACATTATGTGTCAAATGTCTATGTTGTTTCAGACCCTAAAAATCCCGACAATGAAGGTAAAGTCTTCAAATACAGATTTGGTAAAAAAATCTTTGAACAACTCAAAGAAGCTATCTCACCTGCGTTTGATGACGAAGCTCCAATCAATCCTTTTGATTTGAGAGGAGAAGGTGCAAACTTTAAAATCAAAATCAGAAAAGTAGACGGATACTGGAACTATGATAAATCAGAGTTCGAAAGTCCTTCACCACTTTTTGATGATGAAAATAGGTTGAATGAGATAAATAATTCAACATATTCTTTATCAGATGTAATTGCACCTAGTGAGTTCAAGTCTTATGACGAACTAAAAGAGAAACTCGATAGAGTTCTCGGACTCACTGGAAGTGTATCTACTGCTACTGCAGAATCAGTTGCTGAAGACCTAGACGAAGTGCCTTGGTCAAATGTAAACACTGAGACTGTTGCAGAGGAACCTGTAATCGCATCAGCAGAATCTACTCCACAAGTTGAAGAAGATGACGCGATGGATTACTTTAAGAAACTAGCTTCTGATAGTTAGTTTCTACATGGGGTAGTCGTTTAATTCATTATGAATAATTTGAAATGACGACTACAACACTAAGGTCGTGGACATGGGGATACTTAGTAAGGGAAAGGTCAATAGCATAAGCGGATTGGTCGGTGAAGAACGGGTTGCTGTAAGGCGTGGGGCG